GAAAATCCATTTAAATTTGCCAATGCCCGATAAGGAGAAAACATGAGTCATTTTGCAAAAGTAGAAAACGGTATCGTCACTCAGGTGATTGTTGCTGAAGAAGATTTCATCGCCACTGGCGCTGTTGGTCATGGTTTACCTCAAGTTACGATTTCTTCTCAATTTTCTTCTCAAGAATTGTTGATATTTTGCCAGTTTGCGATCTGACTGTTGTCAATTATTTTCCAATAAACCGAAATCACATTTCCAGCCTCGCCTCTTCCCAAAACTCCTGTCAACGCTGCCGATCTTGTTCCCAACCCAACACTCCCAACACTCCCAGACAGTGACGATCCGGTTAATTCAATTACTATACCGGACAGAACATTCCCAACAAATCCATCTGCTGTAAGCGGAGACAATGGAACATCAACGTATCCAGCATTGCCATAAGCCTCATCACCCGTTAGCTCAACAACCACGCCGCCGTTGTCTATCGTCCCAGTTAATCCATCTGTTACAACCCCAGAAAGAACAATTAACCTATCTGGGGATGCAATGCCTGCGTATCCATCTGCATGAACTTCTTGAATCTCTGGCAGATTTGTTTCATCTACCCCGCCAACTTCAGGATGACAAAGAACCCCTGTTAAAACAACAGAAAAATCCTTTGTGACCGTGCCAACAGAACCTGAAGCGGCATTCCCGTCTAAGATGGTTTCGCCGTTGCCCCAAGTGCCGTTGCCCCAAGCGCCAGCGCCCCATCCTGCCATGATCTACCCTTAAGTAGTAGCCAAACGCAACAAAGCGGTTGTTGTGGTGTTTGCAGGCATTGTCAAAGTGAAAGTGCCAGCCGTAATGGTCTGTGAACCAAACGTATGTGCGCTTACTGCTTTGTTGCCTTGAGAGTTGTTGTAAATCAAAACACAATCAAAAGCTGTTGTCAAAGTGACTGTGGTGTAGACGATTGAAGCTGAAGGCGTAAAAAACGCTACGCCCGCAGTTGCTGAAGCGTTGGTTGCTGTAGGAGGTGTAGCATTCGTTACCGTTACACCGCCAGCAACATAGTTTGTACCAGACACTTCGCCGCTTGTTGTGTAAACAGTGCTTGCAGCATTTATAGTGGCTGATGTTAAGTACAAAGCCGCTTTAAACGTGTCTGCTGTGGTTACAGCACGAATTGGTGCAGTACCAAAGTTGTGAGTCGCCGTCATCAACTCGCCCATGAACGAGGTACACATTGATTGAGTATTTGCCATGATGTTTCCTTTACCCGATTGAGGCTGTTTCACCGCCAATAGACGGCATTTTCTTCAAAGTCACATGTACAGAACGGTGGACAAGCTCCCCTTCCAACCAATATTCTACCCATGCGGTTAACTCATTTTCGTTGTCCACAGTGCCTTCTCGCTTTTCCAGCAAAGAGTCATCCATGTCACCTTTTGTTGTTGTAACGATCAATTTGAACTCCTGATAAGTGCTTCTGTTGCCGTGTTCGCTGGCATCGTTATAAGAAATGTTCCGCCTGCTACAGATATTTTGTCAGACCCAAAGTCCAAAACAGCGATTGATTTGTTACCCTTGGTAACGTTATAAATCAATGCGCATCTTGCAGTTATTGCACCAGTCCATGAGGCATTTGGGAATCCAACATATGCCGTATATCCAGAACTGCTAACAGTGATAGGCGTAAGAACCAAACCACCAGCCACATAATTTCCGCCGCTGGACTCACTGTCAGATGAGTAAACAGTAGTAGCCTCGTTCAAATTTACGTTGGCTGTATACAAAGCAATCTTGATCTGATCTGTCGTGAGATCGTGAATGCCTTGATACAACTCGGCTTTGAACGATGTGGTTTGTGTTTGGACAATACTCATTGAACTTGTGTCCTGACTTGTCCATCCCTGTACGCATCCATACGCTGTTTGCCATCACCCAAATTCTTGAGCAGAGCAATCGACTGAAGATACATATCTTGGTAAAACTTAACCATATCTGGCTCGCCCTTCATGTAACGGATGGCCTCGACCATTGTACCGTTGAGCAGCGCAGAATCAAAATTATCACCAAGCCAAGTAGTACCAGCAGTGACGATAGATTCTGGGTAATAGTAAAAATGCAATTCAACTGAATAGGTTGTGTCTGGTGTTGGGCCAAGAATAAACGACAGTTCAGTCACGGCATTTGACTGAGGGCCAAAAATACCATAGTGTTTTGGCTTTCCACGATATGCAGCAGCCGTGCTTGGATAAGCTTCTCGCATGAAGTTCACATCTTTATTGAGCAAATAAAGATATTCACTTCCGCTAATCACAGCCAATGAATAAGCAGATAAAAAATCTTCAGGCGCAGACAAATACGGATTACCAGCGGTAACAGTACCAGTCATGTTCTTGCGCAGATTTGCAATCTGAACAGTGTTGTATATACGCTGTTCAGCCTGCTTAATCATTATGTTCATGTCTACCGTGGGAAACGTGTTCTCACAATAGTCAGAAACAGCAATGACAAGTTCAGCGTAATTCATGCCATTGGGCCTCTTGCCATCACACCCTTGGTAGCTGCGCCAGTGCCACGGATTTTGATGCCGCTTGTTTTAGCTGGCTTATTACCAGCAGATTTGCTGTAAGCGCCAACACTCATGTCAACTGTTTTAAGCATACTGCCATTAGGCTCTTTGCCGGGATTGGAAGCGATTCCAACAGCTTTGCCCTTCATGTTGTGCGGCGCAGCATAAGTGGCAGCATCACCCACCTCTTTGCCCATCATCTTTTTGCTGTATCCCATATCAGCCTCCGCGCTTGTATGTGAAAGAAGACTTCTTCTGGTTGGCAACCTTGGCTAAACCACGACCAAGTTCCTTCATTTGCATGTTGGTTTTACCACCTTTTGCCATTAAATCATCATCTTGTACATAAGCTGCTTTTACTTTAGCTCCACTTTTCTTTTTTAGAAATGCATTAACACGAGCAAATCCCCAAGCTGTTCTTGAATTAGGAGCACCACCACTAATAGTTGGTCTATGTGAACTAGAATATGCACCCATGCCTCTTCTCATTACAGCTTTTAATGTATTTACATTTAATTTGCTTGATGGGTGATCTTTTTTATATTTTTCTACTTTGTTTTTTAAAACTTTTACAATTTGATCACTAAGTGTAATTGATTTTGCAGAAGCTTTTGATGCAGCACTTCCTGGTTTATTTTTTTTAGATCCAGTAATTCGATCTTTTTTTGGTGCAGGAGTTTTTGCTAATCCTCCTTTTGCCATTGAATGTTTACAACCACATGAAGAAACAATATCATGATCTTTCATCATCTTACCACCATACTTATATTCTTTACCACTTGTTCTAATTCTTTTTGGTAAAGTTCCACCGCTTGCAAATGATACTCCTCCTCCACTTTCATTTATCTTACTAAGTATTTCTCTATTGGTAAGCATTTCACCATTAAATTCTCTTTTTGTATTATCTGAAACAGCATTTCTTGTAATTACAACTTCTCCTCCCTCCATCTCTAATGGTTGACCAGTAGATTTATTCACAGCTTTAATTCCACCTTCACTATGTCTTTTTCCTACAAGAACTCCTCCAGCTTTTCCACTTCCGTGGGCAAAATAATTTTTTCACGGATTTATTATCCGGATTTACTTCTGCTCCTTTTTTATATAATTTACCCATTTGGTAAAATTTTTTTTCTGATTCAAAAATTTGTTATATAAAATTAGTACTTATATTTGTTATGTCAAATATTTTTTAACCCCTAAATGTAGAAATCATGCAAAGCGGATTCTTCGACATCAAAAGCCCAAATTGGTTAGGTGGTAACAATGTACACAATACATTAGTTATCCTTGGCGTAGGCTACCTTGTATTCAAGGCTTGGAAAAAGTAGTCGCTTCCCTGAGGGAGCTTACTTCGACCTGAATAGACCCGCTTCTCAACAGACTGCGGGTTTATTTTTTACCCCAACCTCTTAATATCTTCGGCAAAACCTTTTGCAATATCGGCCCATACTAGCTTACGCACAAATTCAAACCCATTTTGTTGCTTTACGCTTAACCCATTTTGTGCATCATGTTCTACTACGTGTAGGGCTTCGGCTATTTCGGTAGGGTTACACTTAAAACGTATAATGTTATCAATGTTGTGTACATCGGGGGTTAAATCTTCTAGGTAATAGCACCTTTCGCCACGTGCGCCACCAAGTTCACCAAACGAAGTATGGCGTGGCATAACTATTGGTAACATGGTAGCCATGGCCTCGGTCACGGTCAATTCCCAACCGCCCCCCGTTGCCGTGGTTAAAAAGCAATCTGATGCGTTGTATATTTTATTTAGCTTTTCTACACTTGCCCCTTTATTGTAATCTTCTTCGTTGGGG